GCCGGCCGCCTGACCGCCGGCCGCTGCCGTCTGCGAGGGCCACGCGCCCTCGCCCTCGGGAGCGACCGGCTCCGACCGCAACGAGGAACCAGGACCAATGTTCAAACGCACGTACTCCGACAACGCCTGGCGCGCTGTCGATGTTGCCCTGCAGCGCCAGGGCGCCAACCCGGCGACCGCCGGCGAATTCCAGGCGGCCTGGCCGCGCACCGAGGACGCGTTGCCGACCGAGACGGCGAGGCGCATCGTCGCCCAGCGCAACCTGCCGGCCGATATGCGCCGCGCGATGTTCCGGGTGGTGACATGAGTAAGCGCCCGAAGATGCGATTTAAGGATGCGATGGAGATCGCCGAAAGCATGGACCTGCCAGACGGCGCGTTCTGGGCCATGGCGCACGACATCGCTGGCCTGGAGTATGGGGAAGGGTTCGACGAATTGCTGTCCGACGATCGCGATCCACAGCCGCAGCGGCAAACACCAGCGAAGCTGAAGCGCTTTGTCTGTTCTGAATGCGGGAAGAAATTCACGACCAAGGGTGGACGCAAGCAGCATCGTCATGTGCGGCACCCGGAAGCCACCGCTGCGGCGCGTGCCGCCAGCGCCGCTGCGCGCGAGAGGGGTAGACCATGACCGAGGCGCAGATCTTGAAGATCGTCCCGACGCTCACGCGCGTCGACCCGCGGTGTTTCCGCGCCGAGGAACTGTTCTGGTGGTGGCTCTGGCGTGCGAAGGTGATGGAGGACATGGGCAGCCTCCGAGGCATCACGCCACGGCACCTCGCGTGGGCAACGGGAGAAATGAACACCGCGATCGCCGCCGCGATCGGCTGGGCATCACGGTAGAGGAAGGGCACAACCATGCGAGTGATGACGACCGCGGATGCACGCAAGCGCATGTGCCCGATGAAGATGGTCGGCCTGGCCAGCAGCAGCGCCGACCGGTGCCGCGCCGACGAGTGCATGGCCTGGCGCTGGTATCTGCTCAAGGTTCACGAGCACGTCACCGGCCCGATCGAGCGGACGCTGCGCATGCCCGGGGCGAAGATCGCGCACCAAGGCGCGACGGAGATCGTCTGGGCGTACAAGACGGAGGCGCGTCCTGATGTCGGATACTGCGGAATGGCGATCACGCCGACGCCTGGCGAATCCGGCGTTCTGCATCGCCAGGCGACCGAGGACGAATTCTGGCCGCTGACGGACTCTGGCGACGATCCCCAACCGGTGCCACTGCTACCGCACCAGCAACCACCAACCGCAACTGAGGAATAAACCGATGGAAACGCAAAAGACGATCGTCGCCTGGGCGATCGAGACGTTCGGCGACCTGGGCACGCTGCCGAAGCTGGCGGCACGCATGAACACCGAGGTCGCGGAGGTCCTGCGCGAAATTGTCTCTGAACCTATGGACCCATTCAAAGTGGCGCTCGAGTGCGCCGACGTTGCGATCATCCTATTTCGCATCTGCGAGATCACGGACATTGACCTCCGAGAGAAAGTGCCGGGTCTGCCGGACATGGGATGGATTGAAGAACCTGGCGCATGGGAGCGTGCGGCGTTGTTGCTTCAAGGATGTGCCGCGCTGGCGTCGAGCGTTCCGCACGGTGACGATCCGATACCGTTCCAGGCAGATTGGTTTGCGAGAGAGGTCACCGGCATAGGCAGAATGCTCGAGGACCTTTCCAATTTCGTCGGCGTCCCTCTCAACATGGCGATCGATCGCAAGATGCAGATTAACCGGGCCAGGAAGTGGGTGCAGGGGAAGGACGGCAGCGACCATTGGGTTCGGGTCAGCGACCCGGCCGACCCGCCCATACCCAATGACGAGGCAATCAGCCGATGGATCGATGGCGAGGGGCGTATCCCTCCGGACATGAGCGAGCAGGATATCGTCGATCGGCTCAAGAACGTCCCGAGTTTGCTGCATCTCTCGTTGGAAGACTGGGCGGAACAGCAGGGCAAGGTTCGCCGAGACGCTATCACCGAGATCCTTCGCCTCCGGTCCCAGGTCGCGGCGCTGGAAGCCATTGCGGCCCCCCGTTCCCAGGAAGCAGCGCGCCATGCCGCTGCGTCCGACAAATGCCACGCCGGCGTTGAGAAGGCGCTGGAGCTTGCCGCACACGCACTCTGCGGTGAGTTGGGGCCATGCAACTGCGGAGTGCGCTGTCGTGCTGGCGAAGCCGCACGCGCCGCTATCCTCGCCTTTCACACGATGATGCCGGATGAGGATCCCCTGATTGCCTGGTTTCCTTCCCGGATTGTGGAGGAATTGAGCAAGTGACCCGCGCGATCGACGTCCTCATCCAGCGCCTGGACAAGATGGCGACCTCGCCGGCTCTCACGCCGGCCGGCCGCGCGTTTGTCAGCCGACGCCTGGCCCACCGGCGGCGCCAGGCGGTCACCGGGCACGGTGATCCCGTCACCCTGGACGACGCCCCTGACGACGCCAGCTATCCGCCGCTCGGGCCGATGTAGCCCGTCTCGCCGGGCGAGATGCTTGACACGTTGGGCCAATATCTGTCCTAAATCCCGCATGATCCAGAAAAGCGCCATAAGCGAGCCGGCCATGTAGCCCGTTCTGGCGCTGGGAAACGGGGCAGTGACCAGCGATCAGTCCATCACCACGACCGCCGACCAGGGCCGCTGAAATGGCCCTCGAGATCGTCTACCGCGACCTGTCCGAACTGATCCCGTACGGCCAGAACGCCCGGACCCACCCGAAATCCCAGATCGCTGCCCTCCGCCGCTCCCTCGCCGAATTCGGCTGGACGACGCCGATGGCGATCTCCGGGAACCACATGATCGCCGGGCACGGCCGCCTGATGGCGGCGATCGAGATGCGCGACGCCGGCCAGGCGATCCCTGGCAACCCGGACCCAAAGCAGGGGCCCACCGTCGACCTGTCCCACCTGACCCCAGCCCAGCAGCGCGCCTACGTCCTGGCCGACAACCGGATCGCCGAGCAGGCAGGCTGGGACAAAAAGATCCTGGCGGTCGAATTCGCCGCTCTTGCCGACCTGAAATTCGACGTGACCCTGACCGGGTTCGACCTGGACTTCGCCAACCGCCTCACCGGCTACCGCGGCAACGCCGACCCGGAAGCGATGCCGGAGCAGGGCGCCACGGTCATCTCCCGGCTGGGCGATATCTGGGCGCTCGGCACCCACCGCCTGGTCTGCGGCGACTGCACCGTCGAGGGCGTGGTGAAGGCGGCGCTGGACGGCGCGAAGCCGCACCTGATGGTCACCGACCCGCCCTATGGCGTGAACTATGACCCGTCCTGGCGGGCGCGCGCCGGCGTGAACCTGAACCCCGGCAAGCTGGGCGTGGTGCAGAACGACGGCCGGGCTGACTGGCGCCAGGCGTGGGCGCTGTTCCCCGGCGACGTCGCCTACGTCTGGCACGGCGGCCTGCATGCCGGTACCGTCGCCGAGAGCCTGACTGCTTCCGGGTTCAATATCCGCGCTCAGATCATCTGGTCGAAAGACCGCTTCGCCCTCTCCCGCGGTGACTACCACTGGCAGCACGAGCCGGCCTGGTATGCCGTCCGCTCCGGCGCCGCCGGGCACTGGAACGGCGATCGCTCCCAGACCACCATCTGGCCGATAAAGTCTCGGGAGGACGCTGGCTTCGGCCACGGCACGCAGAAGCCGGTCGAGTGCATGAAGCGCCCGATCGAGAACAGCAGCGCGCACGGCGATCGCGTCTACGAGCCGTTCTCCGGTTCCGGCACCACGATCATCGCCGCGGAAATGACGGGCCGCCTCTGCCACGCGATCGAGATCAGCCCGGCGTATGTCGACCTCGCCGTCCGCCGCTGGGAGCAATTCACCGGCCAGAAGGCGGCGCACGTCGAAACCGGCCTGGGGATCGAGGCGCTCGCGCTGTCTCGCCAGGAAGCGCCTGCCGCGGCTGAGGCGGAAGCGCCCGCGGCGTGACGTGAACGCCTCCGATGTCGAAGAAGATCCTGCACCAGCCGACCGACAACACCCGCGGGGCGGTCCAGGCGATGATCGCCACGGGCAACACCAGGCGCGGGATCGCGGCCTATCTCCGCATCGCCGAATCAACCCTCCGCAAGCACTACAAGGAGGAACTGAAAATCGGCCAGGAGGTTGTCACCGCGACGATCTCCGGGATCCTGGTGCAGGAGGCGCTGAAGGGGAAACCCTGGGCGGTCTGCTTTTTCCTGAAGACCCAGGCTGGGTGGCGCGAGCACCACAAGGTGGACATCGAGGGCGACCTGAATGTCTCTAGCCTCAGTGATGAAGAGCTTGCCGAGCGCAAGGCTCGCCTCGCCGCGATTGAGCAGGCTGCAAAGCGAAAAGCTTATGATCGCGGAGGAAATGCTCCGCCGCCGGTGCCGGAGTAACTTCGGCGCCTACTGCGCATACGCTCTGCATCGGTTCGGCCAGGAGCCTGCTGCGCACCACTGGCTGATCATCGAAGCGCTGCAGGAGGTTTTCGACGGGATCACCGACCGGCTGCTGATCCAGCTACCACCCGGCTCCGCGAAATCGACCTACGGCTCAAAGCTGTTCCCGGCGTTCTATCTGACCAAGGGCCGGAAGGACATCATCGCGGCAAGCTACAACTCGAAGCTGGCCGAGGATTTCAGCCAGGACGTGCAACGGTTCGTGCTGGAGGATCAGGACGTCCTCGGCTACCGGCCGACCTCCGACGCGAAGGAACTGTGGCGGACCTCGCTTGGCGGCGTCTATCGGGCGGCCGGCGCGGGCAGCGGCATCACCGGCCGCCGCGCTGACCTGTTCCTGATCGATGATCCGATCAAGGGGCGGGCCGAGGCGGACAGCGCGACGACGCGGGAAAGGGTCTGGAACTGGTACCGGGCCGAGGTCATTCCGCGCCTCAAGCCGGGCGCGGCGATCGTGCTGATCCAGACGCGCTGGCACCCCGACGACCTGGCCGGCCGCCTCCTGCAGGAGCAGGAAAACGGCGGCGATCGCTGGAAGGTTCTCGACCTGCCCGCCTTGGCGCGTGGGCCCGATCCGGATGGCAACCCGCGGCCCGACCCGCTCGGCCGCAAGCCAGGCGAGGCGCTGTGGCCTGGGTGGGAGGACGAAGAGGCGATCGCGCGCAAGCGCCGCGCCATCGGCGAGATCGAATTCTCGTGCCTCTACCAGCAGGAGCCTCTCGTCTCGTCCGGCCTGCTGTTCCAGCCGGAGAAGATCGAGGTTGTCGAGGTCGAGCCTCCCTGCGATGCCAAGGGCCGCGGCTGGGACCTGGCGGCGACGTCCCAGGTGGGATCGCGCGATCCGGACTGGACGGTTGGCCTGAAGCTGGGCCGGCTGCGCGACGGCCGGTTCTGCATCCTCGACATGGTGCGGCTGCGCGGCGGCCCGCAGGACGTCGAGGCGGCGATCGTCAACACGTCGAACGCCGACAAATTCCCCTGCGCGGTGGGTCTGCCGCAGGATCCCGGCCAGGCTGGCAAGGCACAGATCGCCTACCTGGTCGGACGGCTGAAGGGCCACAAGGTCATCACGTCGCCGGAGTCCGGCAGCAAGGAGACCCGGGCCGCTCCCGTCGCCTCGCAGGTGAACGTGGGGAACTTCCTGATGGTGAAGGCGCCCTGGAACAGCGTGCTGATCGAAGAGCTTCGGTACTTTCCGCACGGCGCAAAGAAGGACATCGTCGACGCTCTCTCCCGCGCGTTCTCGTTGCTCGATAATCCGAAGGGGGATATTTGGATGCGCCTCGCCCAGAAAGGGAGACCGCCGCAATGACAGCCGACGCCGAAGGCACTCAGATCCGCGCTGTCCCCACGGCGGACAGCTTCCAGAACATGGCGGCGCGGATCGGCATCGGCCCAGGCATGGACAACCAGGCGGCCGGCGCGACCTATGCGCTGAACGCCATCACCCGCAACCGCATGCTCTGCGACATGCTGTTCCGCGGTTCCTGGATGGCCAAGCAGGGTGTCAACGCGTACTCCGAGGACATGATCCGCGCAGGGATCACCATCAATTCGACGATGGAAGCCGGGAACATTGCCAAGTTGCAGACGTCGCTCGTGCGCGGCGCCATCTGGAACCAGATGGAACAGACCATTTCCTGGGCCCGTCTCTACGGAGGGTGCATCGGGTTCCTGATGATCGATGGACAGGACCCTGCGACACCGTTGCGGATCGAGACGATCGGCAAGGGCCAGTTTCGTGGCGTGCTGCCGCTGGATCGCTGGACGGTCCGCCCCACCACCGAGGAACTCGTGCCGGACTTCGGGCCGGAATTCGGCCAGCCGATGTATTACCTGACGAACGCGTCGGCGATGCTGCCGAACATGAAGATCCACCACTCGCGCGCACTTCGGTTCGTCGGTGAAGAGTTGCCGTATTGGCAGAAGGTGAGCGAACTCGGCTGGGGTCTATCCGTTCTTGAACCGTTCTATGACCGGCTCGTCGCTTTCGACAGCACCACGCAGGGCGCCGCACAGTTGGTCTACCGCGCGCACCTTCGCACGCTTTACCTGCCGGGGTTGCGCGAGGCGATCGCCGCCGGCGGCCCGGCGCTGAACCAGATCGTCGCCAACCTCGGCATGATCCGCAAATACCAGGGGATCGAGGGCCTGACCCTGCTGGATGGCGACGACAAGCTGGACCATCAGTCTTACACCTTCTCCGGCCTGGACATGGTGCTGGTGCAATTCGCCCAGCAGCTATCGGGCGCTCTGCAGATCCCGCTGGTCCGGCTGTTCGGCCAGTCTCCCGCCGGCCTGAATGCCACCGGCGACGCGGATATTCGTCTCTACTACGACGCCATCGCCTCCAAGCAGACGAAGACCCTCGAGAACCCACTCGACAAGGTCATGCAGCTTCAGGTGCGTTCCTACTTCGGCGCGCCGCCTCCGGAGGACTTTGCGTTCGACTTCAACCCGCTCTGGCAGCTTTCGGGAACGGAGCGTGTCGATATCGCCGAAAAGGCGGAGCGGACCATCGGCTCCGCTGTCGATCGCGGCTTGATGCCCCGGCACACCGGCATGGAGGAACTGCGCGGCCTGGCGCGCGAGACCGGCTTTTTCGGATCGATCACCGACGAGCAGATTGCGGAGGCGGAAGCCGATCCGCCGCCGGTTGAGGAACTGCTGCCGGGCGTGCCGAACCCGGACGGAAACGTGGTGCCGCTGCGTCCCACCGGCTCCGTCTGATCCGTGGCGACCGCCGAGGAACGTGCCAAGGCGCGCCGCGCCCGGTCCGCCTTCGAGCGGGTCCGGCGGGCGGAGATTGAATACGGCCGGAAGCTGCGCCGGATCGCCGACAACATCGCCACGCTGATCGAGGGCTTTGACCTCGAGGATCCGCGCTCCCAGGCGCTGATCGACACGGCACTTCGCAAATACGCCGAGACCCTGAAGCCCTGGGCGGCGGCGGTC